CTGACACCGGGGTGACGATCTCGTCGATCTCGCCGATGACAGCGGCCGTTGGGCCGTCCTCCGTGCACTGAACGACGGTGGTGGTGGTGCCGGCCAGGGGGATCGTGACGTCTTCCGTCAGCGCCCACTGCGCTGTGTCGTCCTCTCCGCCCCCGCGCACCAGCTTGCCGGTGACGATGATCGTCCCCGTCGTCCCGGTGATGATGACGGTGCATGTCGAGGGCGTGGCGGGGTCCCGCTCCACGCCGCGGATCGCGCCGATATCATCCAGGTGGACCCCGGTGGCGTTGTTGGGGGACATGGAGTCGTGGATCGACTGCGTCATCTCCGAGACGCTCCCGAGCCGGTCGGCGAGCACGTCCACCAGGATGGACAGCACCAGATCGCTATCCCAGTCCACGGCGGCGTAGCCTGCGTCGAGCAGGGCGGCGTCCACGCCGTCCCGCATCAATTCCGCTTCGTCTGCCGCCCGGGGGGCCACGTAGCCGGAGGAGTCGAATCCGTAGGTGCTCACGTCAGCCTCCTCATGCCAGCACCGAGCTGGCCCGGCCCCAGAAGTTGGCGGTGAAACTCATCGATCTGGCGTCGTGGTCCTGGATGGTTGCGGAGATGCTCACGGATCCCTCGTCTGTCGAGACGTCGGCGGACACGGAGATCGTACCCCCTGACGCGGTCGCTTGCACGTTGGACACGGAGACGACGCCCTTGACCGCGGAGATCTGCTTTCGCGCGTGGGATCGCACGGTGGCGAGCGGCACGGGCTTGGACGACAGGACCGCCACCCAGGGCATGCCGATAGACACGTCTCGCAGGACCTCGCCCTTGTGGGTTGCGAGCCTGACGCGGATCCGCTGGGCCACCAGGTCGATGCCGGAGACCAGCCTGCGCCGATCGGGGAAGTCCAGGCCGTCAAGGTAGGTGTCGAGTCTCATGTGTCCGCCTTCACGACAGACGAGCCGACGTTTCCGGCGGACCCTGTCGTGGTGCTGACGCCGGTGGAGAGAGGCCCAACTACCACCCCTGGGTGTATGTGGGTCGAGATCGCGGTCCAGAGTGCATTGATCTCTGACCTAACCAGCGAGTCGAGGGCTACCTTGTCGGACGCGGATGAGCTCCCAAGCCGCACGTCACCGGTCCCGCGGTCGTAGAGCACCACGGCGCCGCTGGCGTAGGCCGCGGACGGCAGAGGGGATGCAGGGGCCTGCACGCCGGCCAAGAACACGGCATCGGTGATGTCGAATCGTCGTGGGTCGCGGGGCTCGGTCGCCTGGCTTGCCGTCGCCTTCCACTCGTCGATCGAGCGGTCGCAGATCAGAGCCAGGCCCCACTCGCCATCCTCGAGGTCCCAGGTCACGGAGCCGGCGAACTGAACGGGGACGTTGGAGACCGGCGGCCGAGCCCTGGCGACCGTCTCGCCGTCGTCGTTCTGGACACGGTAGGCGGTCGCGATCTGGATGGTGGCCGTCTGCGTGGCGCGGTCGTAGGACAGCACCCACGCCGGAGCGGCGACCCTGACGGCGCCACGGGCAGCCTTGGCGGCCTGGTCTTGCACCTGGGCCTGCGTGGTGTTGCGGCTCATAGCGTCGCCCCCACGGCTTCCACGTAGAACTCCGAGCCCCGGGAGTCGCCCCGGAATCGGCATTCGGTGCAGCGGTAGTCCCCGGACACGCTCTCGGAGGTCACGCGGAACGCCCGCCCGGGGCGCATGGAGGGGTCGATCAGGGCTCGGATCTCCACGCCCGAATCAGTCCTCGTGGGGCTGCCGATCATGCCGGTGGTAGGCGTGAACAGGATCGCCTCCTCGCCCGTGGTGGTCCCGGACGCCCAGATCTGGAGCGTGCCGTCCCGGATCGTCCACTGGCGCCCGGTCATGCCGCAGAGATCGTCCAGGATCCCCCGCGCGGTCCCGGACAGGGCGCGACCGTAGGGGAATCGCTCGTCCTCTCCGACGTCGTAGGTGCCCAGCGGCAGCCCGAGTTCGTCGGCGACAACCTGGAAGACCTGCGCCGCGGTCTGCTCGGCGGAGTAGCCCACGTCCAGGTATGTGCCCGTGTAGGCGCTCCGGCCGTCCTGGGCCTCGACCACCAGCACGCGGTCAGTGGACTCTCTGCGCTCGCTGACGCCGTCGGGGATGGGCTCCCCGTGGAAGATGAGCCGCGCCACGCCCTCGCTCGAGTAGCCGACCAGGAGCCGGATGACGGCCCCGTCCTCTTGCATCAGGGCGATGGTGTCCGAAGCGGCGCCCGTGATCTCGATCTTGGCGCTGTTCGGGCTCGAGCCGTCGTTCATCTGGACGTCGAACTTGACGCGCAGGGCGGACAGTTCCCGGCCCGTGTCACCCTCGGTGCCAAGCTGGACGGTCACGAGTCGGCCGAACTGGGTCACGTCGTCACCCGCAGCCCGAGATCGTCGGAGTCCTCGTCCGGGATCTCGCTCTCGGAGTAGTACAGGAGCCGTCCGTCTTCGGTGCCCAACTCCTCGCGCTGGCGCAGGTCGCCGAAGACCAGGAACGCCCCGGGCGGCTGGCTGGCCTGCAGCACGCCGACGAGTGGGTCGGAGCGCCCGGATAGGCGGCGACCCTTGGCGATCGGGGTCATGTCCTGCGTGTAGATGTCCATGTACCAGGCCTGCTGACGGGCTCGCCAGGTCAGGCGGACGCGGTAGCGCGTGTCGTCCATGGTGTGGGTGAAGATCGTAGACGGCTGACTGACGAACGACGGGAGCTCACGGGGCATCAGGAAGCCTCCTCTTGCTCGCTGCCGTAGATCAGCTGGTACAGCCACGACGACGCGGCCTCTTCCTCGGCCTCGCTCATGTCCGGGGTGGCCCCGCTCTGCTCGCCTGCATCCACCTCGGACGCCAGCCCGTCGGCGGCCGTCTCGGCGGCCTGGGTGACTGGGATCGTGACGGTTTGCGCCTCGACCACCACCACCTCGCGGAATGCCAGCGAGAAGCGGAGCGAGCGGTAGGCGCCCCTCTCGTGGGACATGGAGACCAGCACGTAGCTGTCGATCTCCTCCTCGGGATAGGCCAGGGTCAGCGACAGGCCCCAGCAGCCCTCCAGGAACTCGACAGCGGCGTCCTCGCGCTCCTTGCCGGTCGGCTGGTCGTAGGTCCTGCCCTCGAGCGGAGAGCGGGTCACGGTGGCCAAGGGGGTATCTCGCCCGGGCTCCCTGATCACGGTGTCGGAGATGGAGGTCCCGAGTTCGACGGGGTGATCCGTGGTACGCGCCCGCAAGTCGCGCGCGTACCTGGTGACCGCGTCGAAACTCCAGGACACGCCGTCGGAGCGGGTCACGACGAGGGGCGCGGTTGCCATTAGACCTCCGCTCCGGCCAGGGCTGCCACGGCGTCGCGGTTGCTACGTGCCAGGGCGTCCTCGATCTGCCTGGCGATATCGTCGGCGTCGGCTTGTCCGTTGACGGTGACGGAGACTTGGTTGCTAACCGCGGCGTTGCTGATCGCTGTGCTTGCCCCGGACATTGGCGCCACTGACGGCTCGTAGGTCCCGCCAGATACGAACCCGGTGAGGCCTTGGATGGCGTCCGTAACGGCACCAATCATCCCCGTCAGGCGGTCAAGCTCGCTCGTTAGATACCGCTCGATCAACTCTCCGACTTCCGGCAGGACGACCCCAAAGGCGGACAGGAACTCCTGCGCGGCCGACCACGCGCCGTCGAAAGCGATGACGACAGCGTCGAGCAGATCGATCATGGCCTGCAGCATTTCCAGGGTCGCCTGGCCCTCACGAACGAGAGCTCCCATGATTCCGGCCGCGCCCTCGTGCTTCTCGATGAACTCACCGATCGCGCTGGAACCACCCTGCCACAGCACCACGAGATCCTGGTAGGCAAGCGCGAGCAGCACGATGACGCCAATCACCGCGGCCACAGCCGCAACCCAACCGCCCAACGCGGCCCCGGACACGCCGACGATGGCGGCCAACGACTTGAACGCCTTGATCATGGACAGGATCGCCGACGTGGTCTTGTAGGCGACCACAGCGGACAGCGCGGTAGCCAACGCAGCGGCCGCGACCGCTGCAGCCTCGAACAGGAAGCCGACGGTGGCGATGACGTCGATCCGCTCCTCGAGGGCGACAAGGGCGTCGCGGATGGCGATGATGCCGCCCTCGATCTTCTTGGCCCACTTCTCCATCCGCTGGCGGATGATATCGCCGTTGGCCTTCGCCCAGTCGGAGAACCTGCCGAGCATGTCGTTGAAGACCGGAAGCAGGCCCTCTCCGATCGTGTTGCGGAGGCCGACCAAGAATGCCTTGGCGTTGGTGAGTCCGTCCACGAACTCCTCTGACGCCGCTGCGCCCTCCACCGAGAGCACCAGGCCGAGGTCGTGCGCCTCCTGACGGTAGGCCCGCAGGGCATCTCCGCCCTCGTTCAGCAGCGGCAGAAGCTTGGCCCCGCCCTTGCCGAAAATGTCGTTGGCGAGAGCCATCTTGGTGGTCTCGTCCTCGAGGCCCTTCATCTCTTCTGCGATGGCCTCCAGGAAGCCCAGCTGCCCAAGCGACGAAGCCTCCTTCGCGCTGTCTTCATCGCCGAACAGGCGGGTCAGAGCGTCCGCGGCCGTCCCTCCGGTGGTGGCCAGCTCGTCCGTGCCGACGGCCAGGCGGCGCAGCGACGTCTCGACGTCCTGGATCGACGCCCCGGACCTGTCAGCAGCGAACGAGAGCTCTTGGAACTCTGCCGTGGTGACGCCAACGCGCTTGGACGCCTTGGCCGCCTCGTCTCCAGACACCGCTACGGCGTTGACCACGGCTGCAATGGACCCTGCAACCAGCGCGATCCCGCCAGCAAGGACAGCCGCGGCCTGCGCCGCTGTCGCCATGCTGCTCTTGGCGTCGCCGATGGCACTGTCGAACTCGGAGACCGCCGCCGTGTCGGCGTCAACCCCGAGGGCGACCAGCAGCTCTCGGATCGTGGTCGCCATCTACATGCGCCCCTGCTGCCGACGGGCAGCGGCTTCGCGCTTGATCTTGTCCCGCTCCAGCTTGTGGAGCGCGTCCATGGCGTCCTGGGCTACGTGGGCTTCGTAGACGTCGCCGAACCCGAGCTGGCGGACGGCAAGCATCCGCCCCGGGTCAACGCGTCCGGAGCCGTCCACGGAAAGGCGCATGGTCCACCAGCTCACTCCGTCGGCGGCCGCCTGTCGGGTGACAGAGCGGCCTTGGCCTTGGTTGTTGCTGCTCGGACGAGGGCGCCGAAGCCACCCAGCGGCCCGAAAAAACGGTTGTACTGCCCCACCTTCCACACGGCGGCCACGAGCTCGCCGTAGTTGCGCTGGTAGGCGGTGTCGAATGCCACGTCCCGGGCCAGAGGCTTGCCGTCGCGCTCGGCATGGCGCAGCACGTCGCGCACCAGAGGCAGGTCGATCGCCTCGATGGCACGCCGCATCGCTGGCCCGCTGCTGGTGAAGTCCAGCCCGGCCAGGTTGGCCATGACCTCGGGATCGTCCATGATGGACTCGAGGTCGAAGCTGCCATCGGTCTTGGCTGCGCGCTTGAGGGCGGCAGGGACGGTCTTGACGAGCACGGACAACGCCGTGCCGGCCAGGGGGTCGATAACCGCTGCGGCGATGCGGGAGCAGACGCCGAAGCCTTCGGTCGGGTTGTGAGCCGCCACGCGGTAGCTGTGCTGCTTGCCGTCGGCGTCCTCGAGTGTGAACTGATGGAACATGGCGCGTCCTCTCGGTGGTCAGGCTACCGCTACAGAGCGGTCGCCAGGGAAACGGTCGGGTCTGGGAGCAGCACGCGGAACTCGACGCCGTCGCGCCCAGAGCCCATGCTGACGTCAGGGCGGGAGATGATGATCGCGTGGTCGCTCTCCCAGGTGTCGCCGTTGCTCGGGTCGGTGAGACGGAAGGCACGGGCCGTCAAGGCGCCGCCCTCTTCCACCTCGGTCCGCTGCTCGGCGCGGATCTCGGCCAGGTACTTGTACCCGGTGGACTCCGGATGCAGCGTCATGGTGACGATGTGCCGGTTGTCGCTGGAGACGTTGAGCACGACCGCGGAGCCGTCCACGGAGACCTCGTGCTCATCGTCGGCGGTGACCGGCGAGACGGTGACGATGGTGTCACCGGAAAAGCCCTGGATGCGGTAGGGGGAGAGGAAGACCTGGACGGCCTTCGGGGCATAGGCGCGGGTGGTGTCGGCCATGGGTCACGCTCACACGATGGCGGTGGTGGAAAGGTTGACGGTGACGTCGATCGCGATGGCGCCGACGACGTTCTGGGCGCCGACGGTGAACCGGAGCTGCTGGGCAGTCCTGTCCGCGGCCGTGATGGTCTCGGGCGTGATGACGACTTGGCCCTTCTCGAAGTGGCCAGCGGTCACGCCGGTCAAGGCGACCTTGCCGATGGTGCCCGCCACGCGGTTCTGGCCGTCGGCGTTCACGCCCAGCTTCTCGCCGTTGGCGGCGAGGGTGGCGTTCAGGTCTGCGAGCCCCTCGTTCAGCCGGGTCTCGAACCAATCGGCGGTGATGATCTGGTCGAATGCGCGGCTGTTGAGGTTGCGCCCCGGGTCGCAGTAGGCGTCGTAGATCGTGCCCATGGGAAGCAGGGTGTTCCCGTTGTTGGTGCGGGCGAATTCCTTCTGGGCCTGGGTCGGCGTGTCAGCGGTGAAGCTGTAGACCTCGGCCACGGGGCTGTTCCATGGGACGGACTTGTCGTCAGGGCTGCGAGCCAGACGGTTTCCGGCCAGCCCCTCGGCGCGTGGGGCGGCGTCCGTGCCGTGGTAGACGACGAAGACGCGCTCCTTGTCGTCGATGGTGGAGTAGCCGGCCGGCACGCCGCCGGTCGTCAGCCAGTCGGCGTCGGCGCTCTGGATGACCGTCACGAACTTGGAACCAGCGGCTTCCTGGGTGTCGATCCATCCGGAGAGGACGACGTGGTCGGCCGCGGTGCGGTCCTCGATGCAGATGCAGTAGAAGTCGGAGTTGTCCGCGAGAGCCGCGGTGAGGGCGTCGGCGATGGTGTCGCCACCCGCGTCGTCCCACTCCGCGACCAGCAGAGAAGCGGGGCGCGGGGACTGCCCGAAGATCTCGGTGATGGCGGCCAGGGTCCAGGCGTTGATCTCGCCAGCGGCCAGGTCCGCCTGAGCGGTCACGACGCTGGTATACTCCTTGGACACGACTGCGCCCAAGGTGATGTCCTTGCCGACCAACAGGGGCCGGAAGGTGGCGCCGCCCGTGGAGAGCACGGCCAGGTTGACCGTGATGGAGATGCGGTCGTCGTGGGTCGAGGGGTCGAGGTACGGGCTCATGGGTCACCTACACGGTTGCGGTGATGGTGGTTTCGAGGTCGGGGTATGCGTCGGAGGACTGGGTCACCGTGGTCTCGATGGTGGCCAGCTCGATCTGGGTGCGGGCCGCGCCTGCGACGGCGTAGTGGACGAAGACGTCGAGGCCGTAGCGATGCTCGTTCTCGGTGTCGAGGAGTTGGCCCACGTTGGTCAGGGGGCCGTCCGTGAAGAACCCGAAGCGGGGATAACCAGCAGCCTCGAGCGTGTCGGCCACGGCGTCGGCGAGGGTCATTGAGAGCCGGAGCTCCTCCAACCACTCGGCGGTGTCCTCGCCGTAGCCCTGGATGCTGATGGTGGCGGTCCTGCGGCCCTTGGGGGTCTTCGTCGGGGCGCCCCCGCCGGTCAGTCCGTCGATCTGCTCGTCGTGGCCGTTGGCAGCCCCTGGGGACGTGACGTCGATCGTCAGGTAGGGCAGGTCCGGGCGTTCGTGCGGCTGATCTGCGAAGACGACCTGGACGGCGGTTCCGAGGCCCGCGGTCACGAGGGCGACGCCGTCAGGCTTGGCGTAGGCGGCCACCCATGTCAGCACGGCTTGGCGCAGGGTCTCGAGGGGGGCGGTCATTCGTCCGCCTCCTGGGCCCGCTTCGCCAGCGCCTTGTAGTGGGGGATCGGCGCGTTGGTGAAGTAGGGAACGCTGGTCAGGACCTTGAACCAGGCGCTGCCGTCCCTGCTGATGAGGTCGGCGGAGACCTTGGTGTGCTGATCCGAGGTGTTGAGGGCCGTCTCGGTGTAGACCTTGGCGTAGTCAGACGCGCGCTCCCCCTCGGGAAGCAGGGCGATCTCTCGGCCGGACAGAGGCTGCCAGGAGCCCTGGAAGGTCGAGGCGGTCGGCGTGGACGTGCCTCGGCCCGCTGCCCAGACGGTGGCGGCGTTGCGGCGGAGGTTCAGGGTCTCGAGACCGAGGATCATGCTGCCGACTCCCGGGCCTTCATCTCGACCTTGTGGGAGATGCTTTGGCGCATGCGGCCGGTGTGGATGAGCGGGTTCTGCCCCGGGTACTTCCTGGCAAGGGTCGAGGGTGCGTTGGGCGGCGCCTTGAGGTCCCGGATCTTGTTCTGGACGTCACGAGTCACCAGCAGCCCGAGGCGCCCCAGCTTGTACTCGAGCACCCTGTTCCCGCCACCAGCCACCTTGATCGCCGCGTCGATGAAGGCCGCGATGGACTCCTCGATCTCCTTGTCGTACGCGTTCTTGTTGTCCGCCACGGTGGAGCGCAGGAACGAGCGCTCTGGGACGTGGCCGTCGCTGCTGCCGAACTCGTTGACCGCGGCATACCCGGCGAGGGTGATGCCGTCCTCGGTCGTCTCGGAGCCCTTGTCCTGGAGGATGCCGACGTAGACGCGAGGATTGCCAGCCTGGCCAAGCTCTCGTAGCTCGGCCATCAGGCTGTCGTACCCCATGTCTCGATCGGTGACTCCGGACACATCGGCTCCTCTCGGATCAGACGAGGTGGGTGTGACCCATGCCGGCGTGGGCGGGCGGGGTCACGGTCACGGCGGTCATGGCGTGCTGGTGGCTGGTGGTCGAGACGTTGTACTCGACCTCGATGGTGCTCACGGTCGGCTCGGCCGCGCCGTCCTCTTGGATGACGTAGAGGAACAGACGGGCGGCGGTGGTCAGGGCCCACGGAGTGCAGGTGATGCGCTCGCGGCGGCGGTCCTGCGCCCAGGTGAACTTGCGGTGCTCGCCGCTGATCGCGTCCCACAGCAGGAAGACGACGTCCTGGGTGGTGTGCAACACGCCGGCCTCGTCGGTCACGACCAGCGCTGTCAAATTGCCGTCGTTCGGGACTCGCCAGGCCTGTTCGCCTGTCACCGTGTCGTGCTGGACGGCGTTGAGGATCGGGGTCTGGGTGACCTGCAGCGCGGTGATCTCGCCGACGTACCAATAAGCGAGTTGGCCATCGAGGGTGTCGGCCGTGAAGTCAGACGGAGGCTCGACGGTGACGGCTCCGCTTTGCTGGAGGGAGCGCAGCCCGTCGCGGGCCGTGGTGTCGGTGTTGTCGTAGCCCTCGCCGCCCGCACCCGTGACGGTCAGATCTGCGCGAGAGCCAACGCCATCGGTATAGGTCCACTTCATGCCGTCACCGCCCCACGTCGCGGCCTGGGAGAGGTCCACGGCGAACTCGGGGGCAGGAACGTCGAAGCCGAAGGCGAACAGGTCGCCTACTTCTTCGTTCGCTGCGTCGGCGGTGAGCTGGTAGTTGGCGGTCCAGCCAGCCAGGGCCGAGGACAGGGAGACGTCAGACCACGTGGTGGTACCCAGGTCGTAGACCTTGCAGTAGGTGGCGCCCATGGCCTGCAGGGCGGCGATCTGACCCACCAGCCCGCCGCCGTTGGTCCGCGCGCCATCCCCGTCCACTGCCCACGCGCCGTAGACGGCCATGGGGAGCAGCATTCCGATGGTCTCGGCGCCCGCTGCGTCACTCGAGCCTGCTGGGGTGATGGCGCCGTGGTCGTTGATGGTCTCCGCGGTGCTGCCGCTGGCGATGCCCGCCTGGCTGACGACGCTCAGCACCTTGTAGTTGGCGCCGTCGCGGATGACCAGGGCCACGTCTTCCAGGGCCGCAAGCACGATCGACGCGGCGCGCGTGGTGTAGATGTTGCCCGCGCCGACCGCGTTGTCGCGGATGGTGACGGGGTTGGCGATATCGCCGATGGTGAGCCACGCCCACTCGCCGTCGTCGAGCCCTGCGAAGGTGTCGAGGTCGAACGCGCCGACGCCGTCGTCCAGGGCGTAGGTGCCGATCCCGGTCAGGGTCGCGGTGGCAGCGGCGGGCACGTTGGCCACGGCCGCGGTCCCGGTCAGCTTGGTCACCGTCAGGGCCTTGTCCGCGAACAGGGCCCGCGTCGGGGCGTCAGCTCGGAACGCGCCGTCCACGATGAGCTGGATGAGCACGGCATTGGTGAACGAGTCGGTGGCGAACAGATCGACCACCGTGGCCTCGTTGAAGAACCCGGCCTCGATGATTGCCCGCCCGGTGGCGTCCGCGCTCAGGGCGTCAACCTGAAGGCTGGCGTTGCCGTGCTTGTTGACCAGGGAGGCGCCCGGGTACCAGACGATGACGCCGACGGTGGCACTCTTGATCGCCACCATGGCGACCTCTTGCCCGTTGTCGGTCTTGGCCGTCGGGATTGTCTCGCTGGTGGTGTTGGTCGTGGTCGCCGTGGTGGTCAGGTACAGGAGCACGTCCGCCGCGCTGTAGCCGCTGGTGTCCACGTCGCGCTGGATCCAGGAGCCCGCCACGGTGCCGGTAGCGCCGTCGGCGATGGCCTCGATGCAGACGTGCGTGGCCTGCTTGGCCGGGGTGTCGCTGTCGGCCAGGACGGCCTCGCGGATGCCGTTGGTCGCGTCCCAGGTCGGGAGGTACACCAGATCCCCGGCCGCGTAGTCGCCACCGCTGTTGTTGGCGATAACCTCTTGGGAGCCCGAACCGCCCGAGGGGATGATGTCCGCGCCGTCGCCGACCGGGTCCAGATACAGGAACGATCCTGCGTCGCCCGGATCGGTCCTGATGAAGATGGTCGGGTAGCCGAGCGCGTCGCTCTGCGTCGGCACGCCCTCGATGGGCTGCCAGTAGATGCGCTTGCTCTGGTCGGCGAGCATGAGCACGAGAGCGCGCATGGCGCGGGCGCCGTCGATGCGGGGGTCGATGATGCGGGGGGGGGTGGCCATGGTCAGAGCCTCATGTCAGGATCCGAGCGCCGGTCTGGTAGCGGCTGTCCCGGATCTGGAGGTAGGCCAGGCCGTGGCGGCTCTGGCGGTAGTAGTCGTCCTCATGGGACGACGAAGCGAAAGCGGAGGAGAAGCCGTAGGAGACCGCCAGGTCCCCGGTACGGAGAGACGTCACGCCGCCGACCCCGGAAGAGCCGGCCGAAGCCGACCCGTCCCGGGCCTGCATGGTGAACTCGTGAGCTGTCAGCCGCGCGACCGCCTCGGTAGTGCGGGCCCCGAACACGCCTGGCGTGATGGAGCCTGCTACGATCGTGACCACGTCTTCCACGTCTGCGTCGCTCGTAGAGGCGAACTCCGGAGCGACGATCCGAAAGACGGGCAGGACCGCGTCGATGGCGGTCGCGTCGGCCATTAGCCGATCTGCAGCCCGAGACGCTCGGCGAGCGCGCCCATGCCACCCTTGCGGTAGCGGGCGACCCGCGGGCCCTCGACCTGCTGGCCGATGTTGGGAGCCTTGTCCACGTCCTTGTCAGCCTGGCCGCCGAGGGTGAGCATGGGCACGCCCTTCCCGCCGCCCAGGATGACGCGGTTCGTGGAAGTGTTGCGGACGAAGGTACGCTTGGTGGGCATGATCAGGCCTCGCTCTGGACGTAGACGAGGAGGTTGTCACCGACCTCGCGCTGGTTGAGCCCGCCGAAACCGGCCACGATGAACATCTTGCTGGACATGGCCGTCCGCTCGGGGGGGAGCGGGGTGGGGGTCATGGCCACGATCATCTCGGCGGAGGTGTCGCCCGCGCCGGAGCCCTTGCGGGTGAAGGCCATGGCGTGGATGTTGGTCCCTCCGGCGTCGTTGAGCTCGCGGATGGGCAGCACGTTCTTGATGTGCTTGTTGGCCGAGAGCATCCAGTCCATCATGCTCTTGTCGGCGTTGTCGCCGTAGCGCCGGTTCGAGAACTTGTTGAACAGCTTGGTGCTGATCAGCAGGGTGTCAGGCTGGAACACACCGCCGCTCTCGTTCTCGGCGTAGTTGGCCCACTGCCCGAAGTCCTCGACGATATCGTCGGCGGAGGTGGCGGCGATCCAGTCCACGTCGGACAGCGCGGTGTCCATGTAGGGGTGGTTCAGCAAGCCGTAGATGTTGTAGTCGCTCGCGCCCTGGAAGGTCCAGCGGTTGATCATCTGGTCGATGACCAGACGAGCGGCGCGCATCTTGGCGGTGCCGGTGTCCAGGCCGGTCAGGTTGCCGCGCAGGCCCTCGAGCCAGTCCATCTCGTACATCGAAGCCAGGTAGACCACGGGTGCGGAGAAGTGCGCGGCGCCGATGCCGACAGCGGGGATGTTGGACCCGGAGCCGCCGCGGTAGACCACGGCCTCGCCGGTCGCGTAGGTCCGTCGCTGCTCGTAGTTGAGCATGCCGGGGGAGACCTCGGTGTTGATCGAGAAGGCCTTGGTGGCGTTCAGCGGCGCGGTGCGCTCGGCCATGACCTTGCGCATCTTCTGCGTCAGGTCGCGGGGCTGGAACATGCCCAGGCCCGGATCGTAGCCGTCGAGTCGCAGGTCGGCGTTCAGCTGCGCCGCGTAGCTGTCAGCACGGCGCTCCATGATGGCCATGCCGCGCTCGACGGTCGGCCAGAAGGTCTGACCGGTGGAGTCGGCGCGCGGGGTGCAGCCTGCGGCGATCTCGGCGATGCCGCGCGAGATATCCCCGTAGGACTGCATACGCTCGACGTGGGACCCGTTGAGGAGGAGGAAGTGGGCGTTCATGGTCTCAGGCTCCCATGTCGAGGTTGATGACGCCGACGCCATCGGTGGTGGTGCTGTACTCCTGGCGCTGGATCTTGGCCTTGTACGACCCGATCCAGACCCGGCCAGCTGCGGCGGCGTTGTAGAAGCGGCCCTTGGTGGACGTGTTGAGGTCCACGTAGACCTCGTCGCCGTAGGCCCAGGTCTCGGTGGTGTCGCGCTGCACGATGCCATGCCCGCGGACCGCGACCTCCACGCCCTGGTTGGCGGCGTAGACCGGGTCGTCGCCGTCGATGGTGGCGTTCTCGACGTCCAGGCGGCGCACGCTGACGCCGGCCATGGCGCGGAGCAGGCTGGTGTCGGTGCTCGGGCCCGTGGTGTTGGCCTTGGCGACGGTGCCAGCGCCGCTGACGCTGGAGACGCCGCGGAATTCGGAGCCCGCCACGTCGGAGGTCAGGGTGATGGTGGTGGCGTCCGAGGCGAGCGCGATGGACAGCGCGGCACCGAAGGCGGCGTCCAGGATGACGTCCATGGCCGTGACCAACGCCGCGAGGGTGAGGGTCTGGCTGGTGGCGTAGGTGACGCTCTCGGCGAAGCGCTTGCCCTGGAACCTGATCTCCAGGAAGACCTCGTCGCCCGCGCCCACGCTACCGTAGGTGAAGGTCACGACCTGGGCCGTGAAGTCGGTGCTCACCGGCACGTAGCCCTTGGGGGTGCCCTCGTCGGTGACGTAGCCCGAGAGGACCATCGCCCGCCCGAAGCTCACCGTGTCCGCGCTGGCGGCAGTGGTGGTGTTGGTCGGGGTGCCGAGGTCCTGGGTGGTCTCGGAGGCGTTGACCGTGGTGGTCCAGCTGACGCCCGGCCACACGCCGGTCAGCGTGATGGTGCCGCCCGCGTAGGACGCGGCGCACAGCCGATAGGCGGCGGCCTTGTCGTTGATGGCGGCCTCGAGGCCCGCGCCGAGCTCGGCCTGGGTCGCGCTGGCGTCGGTGGTGAACTCGCAGGAGGCGCCGTCGATGACCACCTTGTAGGTGGTGCTGTTGTCGGGCGCGGCGGGGACCGAGATGGTGGTGACCTGCGCGGCCTGGGGGTTGGAGTTCATCACGGAGATGGACTTGTAGTCCAGGTTCCGCGTGAAGTCGCCGATGAACCCGATGGGCTGACGGGCGCGGGCGTCGTCGGCGCGCTGGAAGAAGGTGGAAGCCGGGGACATGGATCAGCCCTCCTTGGAGGCGCGGTTGTTGGCGAGCCAGGGATCGTCGGCGGGCGTGGTGGCGCCGTCGATGCGGTTGGGGTCGTCGTTGCGGAGCCCGTCGTAGCGGGGGTCCCGCTTGCCGGAGTCCTTGCGGATGGAGTCGAGGATGCCGTCCACGTAGCCAGCGCTGGACTCGTCGGTGACACTGTCCACGCGGGTCTTGGCGATGGCGAGGCGCAGGGCGGGCAGGTCGAGGGCGTCGTGCTTGACGTTGACCTTGTCGGCCAGCTTCTGGAGGTCCGCCAACTCGGCCGCGTCCTTGCGGTCCTTGTCGGCCTTCTCGGCCTTGGTGAACTTGGCCTGGAGGGCATCGAACTCGCCCTGGAGCTTGTCGAGCTTGGCCTGGCAGGCGTCGCGGTCGGTCTTGGCCTTCTCGAGTTCTTCGGTCATGGCCTCGGCGTCCGTCTTGGCCTTGTCGGCTTCGGCTTCGGCGGTGGCCTTCTCGTCGGCGTCGTTGCGGAGGGTCTTCACGGCGGCGATGCCGGACTGGAGGGCCGTTCCCTCGTTGTCCAGGCGCTCGACACCAAGCGCGGTCAGGAGGGCCGCGAGGGTCGGGTTCATGTGCTTCTCCCGTGGGGGGGGTGGCGTGGTGGCGTACCGACCCGCGGCGTCCGCGGAGTCAGTTCGGAGGGAAACGGTGGAACCCGCCCGGCCCTCTGGGACCTGGGCGAGGTGGTTGCAGTCGCGGCCGACCTGTCGGGCGTCGTAGCGGCCGAAGATCGGGTGCTCGCCTGGCGTGTCGTCCAGGGCCACGGCGTAGCCGCAGGAGACTTCCTTGACGCCCTCGTTGAAGGCGTCGATGGCGTCTTGCCGGCGCAGGGCGACCTTGACCCGCACGAAGGAGCCCTGAGCGTCCTCCTCGACGGTGGCGTCCCCGTCCACGTCGCCTGTCCCGTCGTCCTTCACGCTGTCGGTGGTGACGAACCCCGTCTTGGGGTGGTGCAGGGTCATCGGCGAGCGGGGCAGGGTGCGGGCAGTGTCCAGCACTGCGGCGCGGGTCACCAGCTCGCGGCGGATGGTGCCGTCGGGCTGGGGGTACTCGAGGATCCCCTCGCGGGTCGCGATGCACTCGGCAAGCACGGAGCCGTCCGAACGCACGAACGGCGACCGGAGCGGGCCTGCACGGTCGTAGCGTCGGGGGGAGGCGTCGGAGAAGGGGATCGCGAACTCCAGATCGCTGCACGTCTGTCACGGAGGGTAGCGGAGCGGTGACAAGGTGTCAACCGGGTGTCCGAATTTGTGGACGTGTTCCAGAGTTGGGACAGGGAGAGAAATATCACCGTATTGGTATCTTTTTTGGGCCGAGAGCTTGCCTATGTTCCACTGCACGGGTATATTGAAGGTGTCCCAAGGAACACCGAACGGAGCCGACATGACCACCGCTACCCTCCAAGCCACCGCAGCCGACACCGTAGCCGAGCACCGCGCCATGTGCGACCAAGCCGGCATCACCTTCGACGTGGACGACATGGTCAACACCGAAGCCCTCGGTCACTGGGATGGCTTCTGCTGGGAAGACGTGGAGCAGGCTCTGCGCGACGCCGCCGAGTAGCCCCACCACCAACCCCCAAGCCCAGCCCGGGGGTCAAGCCGGGCAGGAGAGGACATGTTCTTCGCTTTCTCGACATCAACCGCAAACATTGCCCGCCTCCAGTCCCGCAGCGACGCGCCAGTCACGCGCCACGAATGCCGCGGAGACATGCTGCGCCGGTGGAGCGCTCGCGCGGTGCGCGCGGTGCGGCTCGAGGAAGCGCAGGCAGCCTGCACGACCACGGAGGCCATGCGCCGCGTGCGGTCGGCTGCTGTCTGATGTTTCAGATCCCGCTCGGCTACCACCCGTTCAGACCTGGCCAGAGGGTCCGGTCTCTGGCTCGCCCATGGTGGGGCGTCGGCGTGGTGCTGCGGCCGTCTCTCGGTGGAGTGTTTACCGTGGTCTGGGAGGACTACAGCCAAGACGGAAGGCTCGTATCTCGCGGGCAAGCCGAGAAACTACAACTCAAGGAAGAATCATGAGCCGCCCCAAGCCCCCACATTGGTCCAACGACGTCCCAGGCCTCACCCCTCGCCAGGGCTACGACCTGCGCCAGGGGCTCGACCCGAAGCTGTCCAGCCTCAAGAAGTGGTCCCACCACTGCGAGATCCGAATCAGGGACGGCGAGGTGACGGTGACGCCGAAGGGTGAGGATGGGGAGGGGGTGAAGTCGTGAGCGCCTGCCAGCCCATCGACGAGACCAGCTATGAAATCGGCCACCGCCGGGCCTGCCTGGCAATGCTGCAGCAGGTCCTCCAATCCCTCGGCTACGACGACCCGGCAGCCCGGCAGGCGTCCTGGGTGCTCGAGCGCGAAGAGGTGATCTGCGCGCTGCGCCAAGCCTGCGCCGAGCACGGGGACAACGACTGGGACGACGATCTGCACTTGCGCGACGTCATCGACAAGCACCTCATGCGATACGTGGAGGCCCCATGACCTGGCAAGAGAAGGCGAAGCGGATCCCGCCCTGGGAAGGCTGCAAGACCGATGACGGGGACTTCGTGGTTGGTGTCTACGAGGATGGATGGGTTCAGGTTCGCGGCGAAAGCTGGGACGATCATCCGGAATCGGGCCGCGAGGCATGGGATCTCTTTGCCCCCGACCTCGCCCACGCCCCCACCGCCCGCGAGGCCTGCGCGCAGCTGGCGCTCTTCCTCGGGGCGCCCCCGGAAGCCGTGGCCGAGGGGGTGATTTTCTACCACGAGTGCGGCGCATGGATCCTCTCCGCTGGTCATGACGGACAATGGGAATGGATCCCCCACAAGCGGCAGGGTGGCGTGCAACTCGTTCCCGCCGACCAGCGCGCCCTCGCAATCGCCACGGCGTGGGAAGAGGCCCTGGGCGCGAAGGGTGGTGAGGGATGATCGCCCTCGACCACCGCGGCCTCTGCGCCTCCTGCCCCCTGTTCTCGTTCATGCTCCAGCGCGAGGGTGGCTGGGCCCGCCTCGGTCGGCGCGGGCCGGGGATCTCCATCCACGACCGCAAGCGGAGCCCGGCGCCGTTCTCGGTGCGCATGGGGCTCGTCAAGGAACCCCGGGTTGGGCGCCTTGGTCTGTCCAGGGTCCCCCGGTCCGTCGGCGATGGCTCGATCTGGCGCTGGTTCATGCGGGCCTCGAGGGTCACGAAGGAGGCGCCATGAAACGCCGCATCGCCTACAAGGTCATGTCCGACCCCGAGCGCTACCGCCCGGACACCGTGCAGCGTGCGCTGCGGGTGGTGAGGAGGGATGCGCGAAGGGGGCGCGCCGGGGCGTCGTCCCTGTTCTTCTGGTGGACGCTACGGGATACTGCATGGCCCGCCTTCAAGGGCGCCTCACTCGGATTCGATGCAGCCGCTGTCGCGATGGAGGAGGCATGCAAGGCTGCCGCTGCTGGCGCCGAGGCCATGGCCGAGGTTGTGCGAGACGGCATGAAGACGCTGACGCACTATCGGTGGGAGACCACCATGGACGATCGGGTGAGGCCCGGGCATCTGGAGGGGCCGTGACCCGTCGCATCCTCGACATCTGGCCCGCGCTGCGCTGACTGCGAGGGGTGGGAGACGTGCCCGGTGCTGCGAGAAACCACAACCACACGAGGTGAGAGATGAAAGAAGAACGGGCGATGAGTCTCGGCAAGAGGCTGGTGGCGTGCGAAGGTTTTCGGTGGATGGCCGGGATGCGCCCGCGCCACCTCGACGGTGTCGGCTACCTACATGGAGCGAACATCCCGAACGAGGACCACGCCAAGGCGTTGCAGGGCAACAGGTGGTGGTGGCCAGACATGCGCGATCCA